GGAACCCGCTCGAGCCTGGGTTACCACAACACCACGCGGCAGAGATTGGATATACGAATTATGGAATTCAGGCGATCCGGATTACGAAATCATACACAGCAAAACGGCTGATAACGTATTTTTGCCTGAATCGTTTTTAAACACGCTCAAAAAATCGTACACCAGCGAGCAATTTCGGCAAGAGGTAGAAGGCGAATTTGTTGACATGGCAGGCGCGCTATTTAAGCGCCAATGGTTTAGCATTATCGAGCGAGCGCCTGCAGGGCTGGCATGGTATAGGTATTGGGATACTGCAACCAGTGTACGGCAAACGGCAGACTATACAGCCAGCGTACGTGTGGCATTTGATGATACAGGCGTACTATACATTGCAGACGGAATACGCGTAAAAGCTGAATTTCCTGATGTACGTAAAATCATGGTAGACACGATGAAAACGGAACAATACGATACTATGCAAGGGATCGAGCAAGCACAAGCAGGATTAGGTGCCTTGCAAGATATACGACGAATGCCAGAACTGGCAAACATCAGCCTACAGGGCTATGTGGTGACTCGTGACAAAATGCAGCGCGCTATGCCCTGGGCAGTGCGAGCTGAGCAAGGGCTAATAAGGGTAGTGCGAGGCGATTGGAATAACCAGTTTATCGATGAGTGCCTTGCATTTCCATACGGGCAACATGATGACATGGTAGACGCGGTTTCAGGTGCTGTCGAAATGTTGGCAAGCGGGCAGGTATTGTACGATTTCATCTAACAGGCATATGAGGTACACCAATGGAATTTAAATCAATTGAGGCAATACCAGGCTGGTACAGCATTGCCAAAAAGGCAGGCGAGCTATACGGCACGCTGGATGCATACGAAAAGGTACCAATGTACTATCGTGCTATCAACTTGCGAGCTGATGCATTAGGTACCGTACCGTATGAATTGCTACGATCTGGCACGGTAGTAGATTATCCATTTACAACACCATTAGAGAATCTTATACAGCAAACAGAGCGTTCGCTGATGCTTACTGGGCGCGCGTTCTGGCTGCGTTTATATCGCGGTAGGGTGTTGTATGGGTTTCAATTCCTAAACCCTAAAAGCATTGAAGTAACGTACCACGCTGAAAAACAGCAGGGCGCGGACTATATGACAGGCTTGCAGTTTACCCAAAAAATCAACGGGCAAACGCATGCTGTCTGGACAATTGCGGACATTGTCTATTTTCACGAGCCAAGCATAAAAACAGATATAAACGAAGAAGTATCACCAGCGCGCGTAGCATTGCAATCTGCCCAGCTTGCGTATTACCTCGAGCGGTTTGCCTCGGCATTTTTTGAACATGGCGCACAGCCAGCATTGGTGTTGAGCCTGGACAAAAGCATTACGCCTCCCGAGCTCGAGCGCATTAAATCACACTGGACACGCTATGTAGAAAACGTATCAAACGCGTTCAAAACGTTTTTTTTCCGAGGCGAAGTAAAAGCACAGATTGTGACATTTCCATTGGATCAGATGGACATGGTACCAATCCAAGAGCGCGCGGTTATGAACATCGTTAGCACGTTTGGTGTACCTCGTACGATGATAGAGGCAAGCGCTGCCAACTATGCAACAGCCAACAGCGACAGGCAATCATTTTGGCGAGAAACTATTGTGCCACGGCTGGCATTTTATGAACGCGTATTGAACGAGCAACTATTTAAGCCGTTAAAATATCAGTTTCAGTTTTTACCTGAAAAACTAGATGTATTTCAGATAGACGAGGCAGCGCGCGCAAATTCTCTTGTGCTGTTGGTGCAAGCTGGGTTACCATTGCGAGCTGCAATGAAACAGCTGGGCTATGACAACATCGAGGAAGCATTAGGGCTGCCTGTGCCGAAAGTAGTAGACACTGACGGCGGCGTGAATGTTGATACGAATAATCCTGTTAACACGCAACAAAACGCGGCACCTGATGAGGTGCTTGCACTCGATGACGCGGCAGGCAAGCGTATTAGCGAGCTGGACAAATACGAGGCAAAAGCACTGGCACGATTTAAGCCAGGCAAAAGCGCTGCAGTGAAATTTACTAGCGACGTGCTGCCTGGTTACCTGTTGGATTTTATCGATAGCGAGCTGGACAGCGTAAAAAAAAAAGCTGATATTGTAGGCGTGTTTGCTGCCGTAAAACTGGGTTATGCAGATATGACAGCAGGTGAGCAAAAGGTATACAGGGGTATTGTAAGCAGACTCAACAAAAGAGATGAGGATATAAGCCAAAAGATTGCAGCAGGTGATTACAGCGGTATTGATACTGATTTGAGCAAATACCTGGACAAATCAGTTGCTAATACCGTTTTGGCAGCAGGTGCCGAGCGTGTGCAACCTATACGCGGCATACCAGATCAACAAAGCGCAGCACTAATATTACAAGGTATACAGGGATGGAATAAAACATATTTTGATGGTTTCTGGACACCATATTTGCAAGATTTGGGAGCTCGTGATAGGGCACTTGTAAACCGCACAATTAATTTTTCTGCAATAACACCAGGCACAACACAAGCAGACATTATGCAGAGTCTGTCTGCATTTTCTCAATTACGAGCCATGCGTATTGCATTTACCGAGCCAACACGCGCGGCATCATTGCAGACGTTAAATATCAGAGACCTGGCACGCACAAACGGCATTTCTGTCACACGATATTGGAATACCGAAAAAGACAGGATTGTATGCCAGATGTGCAAAGATTTAGACGGGCTGCCTGAAGATGAATGGGCAGCAGTATACAGCGGTGATCAAGATATAACATTGGGAGCGCCTGCACATGTAAATTGCCGGTGTGATACAGGGCTTGTGTATGTTGACAAAGTACAGCCAGCAATTGAAATACCTACAGAAGAAATATTTAGAGGTAACACAGGCGGGCTATATGATTTAGAGCCAAAAGAAATGGCAGAAAAAATTATAGACATGCTGCCACAAGAAATATCAGAAGCACAAAATAAACAAGCTGAATTATCTGCATTTATTTATAGTAATAGGCATGAAGATGAAAAAGTTATATTCTATGATGAAGCTTTATTGAATACAGCCAATTCAGGCGGCAGCGATGCACAACTTGATTATATACGTGAATTAAGACAAAATAGATACGATGAAATTGCAGCAGAAAAAGCTGCAGCAAGTGCAGAATGGTATAGATTAGATGCACAAATAAATAATGCAACAAATCAATACTATGTAGATGTATTAACTGCATTACAGAGCAATACACCTCAACAAGTGGAAGTAGTATTTGATTCTAATTTGCAGTTATCTGATGAACAAAAACAAAGAATACAGCAACTTACACAATTAACATACGGTATTAAACCTGATACAACTAACGGTGTACAAGCACAAATGCAAGTAAATTCTTTAGACCTAACAGTATTAAATGGGAGAGAATTTGAACGTGGAGGAAATATATATATAACAACTGATACAACAACGAGCACATTAGTACATGAAATATTGCATACTATGCAATCTAGATATTCATACGGTATGCAAATAACTGAAAAATGGGCTATAGACAGAATCGGTAACGAATCAATACAACAATTAAATACATTAATACCTAACAGTGGGTTTCGTGATAAAGAACAAGCATATAAAGACGCTGTAGACCAACCGTATACGTTAAAACCGTATATAGGTGATAATGCTGGATTCTTTGAAGTTCTTGCAATGGCTATGACTGATTTGAGAAATGTGCGAAGCAGACAAGATACCGGATTGCTTGAAATAGCAATGACAGTTTTTAAGGGCGGCAAATGAAACTGGTAATACGTGTAAATGATGATGTGTATACATACGATAACGATAACAAGAAATTTCCTGGGCATTCAGTGTATGAACAATATTTCAATTGGGTTATAGACACTACAGAAACTTGGCAAGGGGATGGTTTGCAACGATTAGTAAACATAGCAAACACACAAGGGTTTACTATTGTTGAATATGTACCAGCTATACAACCAGAAGGGGCGGTATATTGACCAAAATTATTATTGAAAACGCTGCATTGCACCTGATGGAAAAAATGAAAACAGCCCAGGCAGCAGCAATTGCAGTGATTGCAGACATTGCAAAAAACAAGCTAAACAAAGATAAGCCAGGCGAGCCAATGCCTGGCAGTATGCAATGGGTATCAGCAAAGCAAGAACGTTTCGTTAAACGTATGTTTGCAATGGGAAAAATGAAACGCTATGCAAGAGGCAGAGGCAATGGTTTGCCCTGGCAATCAAGCCAAAGATTGAATAACAGCTATATAATTATGAAAGAGCAGATAGGTGATGTATCAATTATTAACACTGCCAGTTATTCGCAATTTGTAGTAGGTGAAGAACAAAGCCAGATACACAGGGGTAGATGGAAAAAGGGCAGCGAGGTAGCACAGGAATTGTTAGATTCAGGAATAGTGGCAAAGATTGTGCAAGAAGCAATAGCAGGCGCGTTTAAATAGGTTTTTATACGCGTTTGCTATTATCTCAATAACAGACAGAAACGAGGTACTATCATGGCAGGAAGCCGACACAGCGCAAGCGATGTACAACTAATCAAGGCAGCGCGCAAGGCTGTAATGGATCATGCACAGGCAACAGCAATGTATGCAGAAACAATGAAAAGTATGTTTATTGAGCTTGGCGACGATATGAGCGACATTGAACAAGTAAACAGCCGGCAAGCCGAAACAGACGCGGTACGAAGCGTCAAGGCTGCAGACCTGCCAGGGCAGATGCGTGAAATCTTAGGCGAAACAATTTGCCTATGGTACAAAGCACACGCAATGCATTGGAATATTGAAGGGGAGCATTTTTTCCCTCAGTATCATGCATTTTTTGCAGACATGTACGAAGCGCTCGAGGAAGCTATTGATCCAACCGCGGAATACTTGCGTTCACTGGGTTTTAAAGCACCTGCAACCATTGCCCAGGTAACGGCTTACCAGGTCGCTGATACCCTTACTGATGAATCACCATTGCAAGTAATGCTAGCAAGCATCACGCTGGACAATATGCGAATGATTGACCTACTGCAAGGCGGCATTTATTATGCAGGCATTGCAGGCGAATTTGCAGTACAGAATTTTCTACAGGATCGCCTGGGCTATCATCAAAAATTGCGCTGGATGTTGCGAGCAATTCAAACGCCTGCAACACAGCCAATGCCAGAACTCGAGGGAGCAGGCGAAATGCTCGAGGAATTGGCAGCCGAGCCAATGGCTGAAACTATGGCAATGCCAATCGAGGTATCGAAATCAGCGCAAGACCTGGCAGCCAATTTGCTCTATGTATTGCGAGGCAAGTAATGGCAGTAAAGGCAATTGGTGAATACACGTTAAAAGGCAAGGGCATAGTATTTGGCGGCAGCGATTTGCAAGGCGATACGTTCACCAGCAAAACAGATTTAGGTGAAACGCGATCGTTTATTGGTATGCCTGTGTACTATGACCACAGCTTAGGCGAATTACGACGGCAAATTGGTGTTGTAAAAGCCTGGGCACCTGATGACGACGGCATAGACGTTGAAATTGAATTAGACAGGCGCGACAAATACGCAAAGCAGGTTATGCAACTTGTAAAGCGGGGAGCGCTAGGTTTATCAACTGGCAGCCTGCCACATTTGGTAGTGCGAGAAAATGGCGAGCTGAAAAGATGGGTAGTAGGCGAAATCAGCCTAACACCTACACCAGCCGAGCCACGTACAACGGCATACAGCGAAGCTAAGCGGGCACCACAGGTGAGCAATCACGGTGCTCGAGCATACGCGCTTGCATATACAGAATTACCAACAGAAGAGGTTACAGGAATGAACAAGGAAGAACTTAAGGGCGCAATGGCTGAATTGCTCGAGGAAATGGCAGGCACGCCTGTTGCAGGCGGTGGGGTTATCAGCGGTAAGGCACCAGCTACCAAGAAGCTCACTACCCTGGGATTTAGCAACGAATCTAGCGAAGCAATCGTACACTACATTAAAACCGGTGATGACATTGCAGCCAAGGCAACCCTGGTAGAAGGCACGGGCGCAAACGGTGGGTATACCGTACCTCGTGATTTCTACGATCAGATTATTGATAAGCGCGATCAGAGCTGGATTGGTGCAAAACTCGGCATTCAGCGTTATACCACGGATCGACAAATTTTTGACATTGCCAGCCAAAATGCAAAAAGTGATTTTGCATTCGTTGCAGAATCTGGCAGCGCAAATTTTGACGAACCAACATTTTCACAATCGGCAATCACGGTATACACTGCCTCGCTTGCTATGCTTATTTCAAACCAGCTTATGCGTGACAACGCAATGGATTTGGAAGGTTTTTTGGTACGTGAAATCGGGCGCGGTTATGCACGGCACTTAAACGATTTCATGATTAACGGAACGGGCTCGAGCCAGCCATACGGTGTACTAACACGTGCTACTGTTTCTGAAACCCTTGCAAGCGTTTCAGGTGTTGACCAGGCGGACATTATCAACATCGTACACAAGCTGCCGAGCTGGTACGCTGATGACGGCAACAGCACGGGCTGGGTAATGCAAAATGCTACGCTGGGCACAATTCGCGCGCTGCAAGGCAATTTCTTCAGCTTCCAACCAACACCACAAGGCACGCTAGACAATCTGTACGGCAAGCCTATTGCAATTACTGACAAAATTGCAGTGCTAGGCACTGGCAACAAGCCTATCATTTTCGGTAATTGGAATTATTACGCGTTTGTCGAAAACCTCGGGCTCGAGATTTCGCGCAATCCGTACCTGTACCAGGCGAATTACCAAACCGCTATTTTCGTAACGGCACGTTGGGGCGGCGATGTTACTCAAACCGAAGCATTTGTATACGGCGTAAATCCATAAGAGGGTAGGCAATGCAAGTTAAGCTTAAAAACGCGTTAGCCTGCATTGTCAACGGCTCAACAAGGGCATTTGAGGGCGGGCAAGTAATTGACCTGCCCTCAAGTGAAGCAATGCACCTAATCAACACTGGCAGGGGCATTGCTGTTGAGCCTGTGGCAGATGCACAGACGGAACCCAAACCACAGGCTGCAGCAGTGCCACGAGGCAGGAAGCCGAAAGGGTAAGCCATGGCATACCTCACGGTAGCACAGCTAAAAACGTACCTAGGCATACAATCGAGCTCTGATGATAGCTTGCTTGCGGACATTGTCCACGAAGCTGCACACGTTGTAGATGATTATTGCAACCGTACGTTTGAGGCTGCAGCTGATACAACCCGATACTATAACGCGCTAGACATACGATACGGCGGGCGTGTTGATGCATTTCAAAATACCTTGTTACTTGATGTTGATTTGTGCCAGCTGACCACGGTAGTAAATGGCAATGGGGATACGATACCAAATAATGCATTGGTGTTATTGCCTACGAATTTCGTGCCAAGCTACGCTATTAAAATCAAGATGAATACGGCATATGTTTGGACATACATTGGCACGCCTGATACCGCTATTGTAATAACAGGTAGGTTTGCATATAGCATTACCTGCCCTGTACCTATACGAGCGGCAACCAGGCGCCTTGCGGGTTATATGTATCGAGCTAAAGACAACACAGCAGAAACAGATCGAAGCATTATGAGTGCTGACGGGGTAAGCATTGCGGCACCTGCAATACCTACAGACGTTACACGTATGCTAGAGCCCTACAGGCGGCAATCGTAATGGCAACACATATCAGCACTATTATTTCGGAACTGGCTGCCATGCCTGTACAGGCATATGGTGCAACGGTAACGGTACGATCTGGCACGGGCTTGCATAACACATTGGAAGCTGCAGACGTGCCGTGCCGTATCATTTCACCATTAAACGCAACCAGCCAGCGCACAAAACGCGTAACACCAGGGGCTGGGCGCGTGATGACCACGGAATGGACAATAGAAGATATTTGTTACTTGCGATTTGTCGGGGAGGGTTTGGGGCTGGCTGATATTGCTGCCGTATACGTTGAATACATGAATAGCTATATTGAATGCTCTCGGCAGTTGGGCAATCAAATCTATGCTATTGATTTATTGCAACAGCGTACACAAGTAGTGCAATACCCAGCCTCGAGCGAGCGCACATACCACGCGGTAATTAGTACATGCACATTTACGGACATTGTGCAATAGAGAGGTAATACCATGGCACAAACAACTAAGGCAATGAACGGTAGTGCATTCAGCCTATCTATGCAAACGGGCGGCACTGGCGCCTATACGGACATTTCGGGTAGCTCGCAATCAATTGAAATGCCAGAATTAGAGCGATTCACAGGAGAGGCATACACGCCTGATTCTGATACTGGCATTGTAGTGTTTGGTAAGCAAAAGCCGTTTGACGTTGTAGTAAACGTTATTTACACGGAAGATGTTGCCGAATCCTGGTCGCTGTTAAACGCTGCATTTATTGCAAAAACATTGGTTAGCATCAAATGGCAACCAGCGGGCAGCACGGCAGGCAATGACGCGTATACAACTAATGCAGCACGAATCTACAAAATGCAGCTGCCTAATGGTGATGCTGCTACATCAGACGTTATTGTATGTTCGTTTACCCTAAAATGCACAAGCATTACCGTTACCGTTTAATCATCTGGTAGCGAGCACAGCGCTACCAACTAGCACAGGGGTATACCATGTACGTTATTAATCAGCGCAAATTGTCTATTCGCGATGTAGCGGCATTGCAAGCGGCAGCAAAGACGAGCGACATTAGCACACTAATACCAATTATTGAAAAGTGTGTAACGACGGAAGACGGCAGCCCAGCCAGTGAATTACCGTTTGAGCATTTCAACGCTATTATTGAAAAGATTCTAGCGAGGCTCAATTACCAAAACCCAAACTCGAGCGGCAGCTGATTGCGCATCTATGGACACATTCAGGCATGCCAGTAGAATACCTCGAGCTACTTGCCTGCCGTGATTTGTACCATTGCACGCCTGATCAGCTGCCTGATTACGAAACGATACAACAGCATTTGTTTATGATTGGTATTGAGCGTAAGCTCGGCAGGAAGGCGCATCTATGACGGCTGAAAACGTTATAATTCGGTTTGTAGGCGAGGATAACGTTAGTAACGTTACCTCTACTATTGATAAGAATATGGGCGCGCTGGGAGGGCAAGCAGAAGCCGTATCAACAAAGATGAGTGCATTCCAAGGCGTTGCACAAGGCGCGTTTATGGCAATCGGGGGAGCGCTTACCAACCTGGCAGGCGCTGGGCTGCAGCAGCTTGGCAATTTCTTTACAGGCGCTATAGCTGAATCCTCGAGCTGGCAAAGCGCGCTTGCACAAACAGAAGCTGTTGTTAAATCAACAGGCGGCGCGGCGGGCATTACTGCAACCGAAATGGGTAAAATGGCAGAAGCATTGAGCGCTGCCAGCGGTAAAAGCATTTTTAGTGATGACGCTATTTTGGGCGCACAAAATGTGCTTGCAACGTTTACCCAAATCAAGGGCACGAATTTTGGTGATGCAACAAGCGCAATTCTCGATGTTAGCCAAGCATTAGGGCAAGATTTGCAATCTACCTCTATACAGGTCGGTAAGGCGCTTAACGATCCTGTTGCAGGTATTTCGGCACTGTCTCGAGTAGGTGTAACATTCAGCGAAGAACAAAAAGCAGTAATTGCACGCCTGGTAGAAACAGGCGATGTAGCAGGCGCTCAACAGGTAATCATTGCAGAGCTCAATAAAGAGTTTGGCGGATCGGCAGCGGCTGCAGCTGACACCTATGCAGGTAGACAGGCAGCATTAGCTGCGCAATTTGAAAACATACAGCAAAAATTGGGTGAATCATTATTACCAGTACTTGAAAAATTTGGTACATTTATGAGTACAACAATTGTACCAATTATTGATAACACTGTTACAGCGCTATCAAATTGGATTACCTCAATGAACGAAACCGGTACAACGTCTGCAATATTTACCACAATTCAAAACGCAATAGCTGGAATACCTGGTGTTCTTGCACAGCTAGGCGCGGGTTTTGCACAGGTACAAATATTTCTGCAGCCATTAACAGACGCGGTTATGGGGTTTGTTGCCGTTTTTGTACCAGCAATGGTACAGGCAGGATTAGCCATTGCCGAGTATTTGGGTTCACCTACTGTACAAGGGTTTATTACGTTACTAGGTTTGTTATTTGCTCAGCTGGCAACCACGGTACGAGATGTTCTTATATTTGCATTTCAAAACCTAACAGTTATTTGGGGTTTGCTTGTAGACGCGTTTAAATTTCTTTCGCCGTATATTCAAATAGTTTTTGACCAGCTTATAGCAAATGCAACAATTGCAATCAATTTTGTTTCAGGGTTATTGTCGGCATTTTCTTTATTGCTCAAAGGTGATATATACGGTGCATTGATGACATTAAATGAAACATTTCAAGAAGTTTGGTATAACATAAAAATTGCAGTGCAAACAGGTGTTGACTATATCACTACCGCAATTAAAACAAAGATAGATGAAGCCAAGCAGCTCGGCACTGATTTGGTAAAGGGTATAGCAAACGGCATTGATTTAGGCGTATCGTTTGTAAAAGAAGCTATAGAACGCGTGTTAGGTGCTGCATTGCAAAAGGCGCGCGAATGGGGTTTAATCGAATCCCCAAGCCGTAAATTTGCTGATATGGTAGGTGCACCAATTAGCCAGGGCATGGCACAAGGCATTATTAACAGCAGCGGGCTTGTAGCTGACGCCTCGAGCATGGCAGTAGGCAACGCTGCAGCGGTTACCACGTACAATTACAACCTAAATGCCTCGTATGCTACAGTACAAAACGAAGGTAACATTATGCAGGATTTACGAGCTATGCAACTTATGTCGGGAGCGGTATAAATGGCATACCAAATAGAATATGTAATAGGTGCAAACACCTATAACCTAAGCAATCAGAGCCCAGAATTTATGGTGCATTACTTAGGAGATGAAAATTTTGGTATGGCACCATTGCACATGATTACCAGCCGATCACCTGCGCAACATGGTGACACAACGTTAGATTTTCGGCTCGATCCGAGAATCATACAAATACCGTTATTGGTAGAGTGCGATACATTGCAACAGCAATACGATATGCGAAATTATTTGCTATCAATTTTTAAGCCTTCCAATGTAAATGGGAGGTTAGTCGTTACATACCCAGACGGTAGAGAAAGAGCCATAACAACGCGCGTATTAGGCGGGCTAGATTTTAATATGGAAACCTCGGCAGGCTATAGCATACGCTCAATAATCAAATTCCGCTGCAGTGATCCAACATGGTACAACCCTATTCCAAAAACACTACCAATTGCTACTATTGCAGGTACACCAACGGCATACCCTAAAATTTACCCTACCACGTACGGCACTACCTCGTTTGGCGGATCGTTTGATTTGACCTATGTAGGTACCTGGCTTAGCTATCCAATTATTACGGTAACGGGACCTGTTACCAATTTTTCTATAACCAACAGCTCGAGCGGGCAAAACATTACCCTGGTAGCAGGCACGGTTATTGCAGCAGGTACAACGCTACGATTTGATTTGAGATTTGGATTTAAAACCGTAACAGATCAGGCAGGAGTAAACAAAATCGGGCTTGTAGACGCTAGCAGCGAACTTGCACAATTTGCCATTTTCCCAGCGCCTGACGTGCCAGACGCAATTAACAGCCTAGTAGTAACAGGCACGGCAACCACAACAGCAAGCAGCGTAGCACTAAGCTATTACGATCGATACATAGGTATATAGAAGAGGTAACACCATGGCAAGTAATGAACGTTCGCTAGGCTGGAATACAACCACAGTAAACGACGGTGTAGCAACATATGATACAGCGCGTATGATTGCAATGGAATCAAAAACCCTGGGCAATGGCATTTTGATTACAGGCTCAAATCTGGCTATATCGGGAGCAACAAGCACGATTACCATTGCTGATGGCGCGGCACTGATTAACGGTTATTTCTACGAATCCACAACGGCAAGCACAATTATTACGAGCACACTCAACGGCACCTACACGCTTGCACTTATTGCAAATGCATCAGGTGGCAGCTATACCGTAACATTCTCAACAGCAAGTACAACCACAGTGTTAACCAGCACGGTACGTATGGCACTGTGCACGAGCGGGCAGCTAACAAGCATAGGCGCGGCTAATTACATTGCATTTGGTACGGTAGTGGTAGGCGCTACAGGGTTAATTAGCAGCGTTACCAGTTTTTACCCTTATGCTGTCGGTAGGCAAAACCCTGCTACACAATATGTAACATTAGGGGGAGGCACGGCTACGTTAACCACGGCAAGCACATACGTAGGAGTAAACGCGTATGCATCTGGCAACAGCACGAGCACAGACGGAACAATGACAGGCACGGCTGCAACAGGTGCAATTACAATCAGAACATCAGGTGTATACACTTTTTCATATTGGATGCACTACGATAACAACGCTATAGGAACAAGAAGCGCAAATATTGCTAATCTAGGTGCTTATTTTATGACGTTAACAGCATCACAATTATTAGTAAGCGGGCTAGTTGTGTATCAAGCTAGCCACACACAGTATATATCTGTAACGCCTGGTGTACCAGCTGTGTATTATTTAGAGGGCTGGGCATCTGTTGCAAGTAGATCTATTACAGACGCGTATATTACCGTAGTGCGAGTGTAACAAATGGCACCATATTACACAATGCAGGTATACAACAGTGTAGGAGCGTTGCAGTCTGTTGTTACTGATTTTGATAATTTGGCTATAAGTAGGCAGCTAAACGCAATTGATATGTTGCAGGTTACAATACGGAGCAGTTCACCAAGCGCACAATACATGATACCGAACAACATTATTCAAATATACAGGCAAGATGTAGAGCTCGGCATAGCAAACGCTTTAGAATTTGCTGGAATCATACGAAAATATGTTGCAATTCGATCTGTAATAACATCAATTACCGTACAAGCAATGGGTATGCTAGGCATATTGGCATACCGTACTATTGCGTACAAAGCAAACAAAATAGACCTAACAAAATTTACTGCCCAGCCAGGCGAAACAATTTTAAAAAGGCTGTTTAATTACAATATTGGCAGCCTGGCAACTGTTGCAAACGGTCGTTTACTAGATGGGCGCGTAACAGGCATGAGTACTGCAGCAACAGCAGGTACAGGCACAGTGCTTACCCTGAAATGCAGTATGCAGCCATTGCTCAAAACTATGCAAGAGATTGCCTATAGCTCGGGGCTTGCGTTTACACTTACATACACGGCACCTGCTACCTGGCTATTTAGTACGTTTGTAGGGCAAATTGGTACAGATCGTACGGCAAATATTACATTGTCGGTAAGCACTGGAACGGTAGCAAAAATCACACAGGTACAAGATTACACAAACGATTTCAACGCGGTAATTGTTGGCGGCAACGGTACGGAACAAGCTAAAGTATTTGCTACACGTCCTGCAACGTTACCAACAGGGCTAGAATTAAAAGAAGTATTCACAGATGCAAAAAACCAGCAAAACAGCACAATAGCATATTTACAGCAATTTGGTACCAAAACCCTAGCAGTGCAACAGCGCAAGCGCGTACAATACCAAGTAGAGGTATTGCAAACCAGTGAAATGCGATATGGTAGAGATTATTTTTTTGGTGACAAAATTGCAGTGTCCTGGAATAGTGCAAAAATATCACAGTTTGTGACAGCTGTTGGTTTGCAATGGAATAGCACAGGGGAAGAGGTGATCAGTGTCAAACTCGGCAGCTAATGTATACGAGCTAATTAACGTAGCTCAAAACGATATAAACAACATTGCCGCGGTAGAATACCCAGCGGCTGCATTAACGTTGACGCGCTCGAGCACACTTGCAATTACCACGGCAGCAACACAAATTACATGGCAAATCGAAACGCGCAATTATGGTTTTACCTGGTCTGGCACAACTGTTACAATCCCTACAAATGGGTATTACCTTATTTCTTTTTATTGTGCATTGCTAGTTAATACAACATTGTCGGTGATATTAGTAGCGAATGGAAGCACGCGGCATAATGTGTACACTTCAGTTCCGGCAACAACGGGCAACGGTTATGCATTTGGTGCAATGTTTAGTTTGTATTTCAACACAGATGATACTTTTTCAATATTTGTGATACCAGGCGTAAATACAACAATACGTTTAAATGCTGAAAACGTAGCGGCACCAAGTCCTTTTTTACATGTTGTGCAACTTACAGGGAGCGTAGAAGAATGATTATTTTTCGGCAGCGATTATTACAGCCAGAATTGCATGTACAGTATTGGGATGAGTACGGCACGCAATACAACGAGCCGCTGCCAGACGGCAGCACGGTAATAGACAATCCAACTGAAGCCGAGGCAATGCAACAGCTACGCTATTACCGCGATCAGATTCTATGGGAGTCTGACTATACACAGTTAGACGATGCACCACTAACACCAGCCCAAAAAGAAGCGTACCGCGAATATCGGCAGGCATGGCGCGATTACCCAGCCAGTGTAAATGTATCGACATGGCAGGCACCTGTATACCCTGTGAAACCAGTGCTATAATACGCAGGCAATCCAAAACTAACACAACACGTGCCAACCCGCACAATGCCCAGCTTGCCACAGCTGGGCATTGTGTTATGCTATGCACGGTGAACTGTGAACCGATGTAATCCTGTTTCGTGTTTGGGGAAGTAACACGAAACAGGATTATATTAATATCAAAATACGTATTGACAAAATGTATTACATGCTCTATTATGCAATTAGTCGCTTATGCGATAAACAATCTGAAACGAAAGAGGCGCGAACATGGCACACACACTGACAGCAACCCAACAGCAGGAGAAAATTAACATCATTCTTGATGCAATCCACGGCGGCTTGTACAACGTCATAACAGGTGATGTGAATATTTTAATTTGGGATATGCGATCAGCGTTGAAAATCCTGGGTTTTGACGTTGAAATTGCCGAGCACCACGAGGCAGTTACCGAAATTATCCAAGAATGGCAATGGGCTCGGCAGAATCCAAACCAGCAATAATTAATAGCACAAAGCCTGCCCAGTATCGAGCTGGGCAGGCACTACAAAGAAAGTAACACCAATGAAAAACGCACAGCACAACACGGATTGCCCAGCCTGTGGGGCTGCAATTGGGGAGTGTGACGGTAATTGCACAGCACTGCCAAACGAGCAACACGACAAAACCGAAAACCAAGAGTTTACTAGCTACGATTTGCACCTACTCGAGGCACACAAAGAGCTTGCCAAGCGCACAGTAACAGCCCAGCAATTGAACGCGCGTATTATCGATGCAATGCGAGCACGGCAGGCAGACACAGACGCGTATACCGTTGCAGTTGAAAACGTGTACCGATCTGAGCGCAAGAGCCGTGAGCTCGAGGTTATGCCAGGGCTCGATTTGTCACCATTGGTGTACCTGGTATGAGTATGCGCATACCTGTGCAATGTATCAGCATTGTGTTTGGCATACGAAAAGATTTTTACCAGGCAGGCGTATCATGCACACTCATCTGTGCTGACGAACGAATTCACAGCCTGGTATTTCTTGACAGCCTTGCAGTACGAGATATTTTCAAGGCATTTGATTGTACAAAACTGCATAACGCGCGCGGCAAATGGGTAAACCTCGAGCTAGACGACAAAGGCAAACCGCTGGGTTTGTCTGGCTATGAAAGAGAAACCATAATAGCCTACTGTGAACCTGAATTGAGTTATTCAAAATGATTACCGCTATTCTGTTTACGGCAGCAATAGCCTATATCATATTCGGCATTGTGGCAGTGCTGTATGTTGTAACAGCAACGAGAGAAAGAGAGTAAGGCAATGGGTAGGATTGCAAGAGCGGCACGGTATGAGGGCATCGAACAACGGTATAGCGAAGAGTTTGTAATGGAAATGGCACCAATGCTAAAAGAATTTATTTCACCTGTACGAGAGGTAATAACAGATTCAATATTTCCTAGTGAGGTGTATTTGGGTGTTTCGTATCGAGTGCCTACACTGCCAGGGAGCTGGCACAAGCGCGCGCGAATATACGAAAGGCAGGTACAAGGCGAAGACGTTACAATAATCGAGCTATCGAGCTCAACAGAACGAATGACGCTGTTATGGTGTTTTGACTATGATGACGCAATGAACCAGGCAGCCGATTACTTACAGGCTGCACTATTATCGGAAGGCAATGTATATGTACCGAAAAAAATACCGATCGCCTGGTATGCCAACGAAGCAAACGAGCACAACCAGTAAAATGATTGCATTTCGTTTGCCAATCGAAATACTGCCAGAATGGAAGGCAGCAGCCGAGCGTAAACAAATGACCGCATCAGGTTTTTTAGTTGAGGCACTACTAAAAGCAATAGCGAGCGCCAATAATGACGCTCGCCAGGGCTGCAGCACAGATACAGCAACCACAGTATAGCAAAGAGGCAACACAATGCGAGAAACAGATTTAGACTACCTGCGTATACTTACCACGGATTACCTCGAATACAACAGTGATTTAAAAGCCCTTGAGGAACGAGCCAAGGCAAGCCGTGATAGCATTGCCCAGCTGATGACAGCTGCCGAGCTCAAAAGCCACACAATCAAAGGTATTGCAACACTCAAGATGACAGCCGAGAGCGAGCGCTACAGCTACGATACAAACGCTATTGATAACCTGGTACTCGAGCTTATTGACCAAAACACGGAATCAACAGACGCGATTGCCAGACGGATACGCAATTACAAAAAGGTGACGACGGTAAAATCATTCTTGCGTATCGAGAAAGAATGATTTATGCCCAGACCTGTATTAGCTATGCCGAATTGGCTGCATAAGCGAATCACTGAAACGGCAGACCTGTACAACGTATCAGTATCGTCTATCATTGTGGCTATATTAGAAGCGTTTTTTGTCAATGCAAGTAGCGATGTTATCGAGCGTGTAATCAGTATTATCAGAACAAAGCAAATCGAAAGCGAGTAATGCCATGAGCTGGAAAAACGCAGCAAAGAATGTGCAATGGACAGAAGACAAAGAAACCGTTACCTATCCTCGTATTCGCTGGAATAACGGCAGGCGTGTTGGAAGGGTAGGAGAACCAGGGCAATTCTACGTAAAAGCGCAATACCTTAATAGCTGTCCTGACGGCTGGGCTGAATCACAACTATACCCAAACGAAGAAGGTTACGAAGCGCCTGACATTGCAATGGTGCCAATTGCACGACGAACACAGCCGTTTACCATGGCTGACGGCGTTATGACCTGGCACAAGCATTACGAGCGTGATCAGGGTATGAAACTGTATACCGAAATCGTCTGTTTTTTGCGAGGATATAACGAGCCTGTTATTTTTGCCTGCAAAGGCTGGATTGCTGGCAGGATTACAGCGGTAAAGCGTTCTGTGTTTCAAGAGCATAACGAATACGTTGTTAAACCTGCCAATGCTGCAGCCGAAGCACCTTTACCACAATGGGCATTTTGGGTAGAGTTTGGCGGCGCGTATGATAAAGCAGGCAAACCGGTTTTTATCGAGGTAGGCAGTGGCAGTCAAAAGGCTGCATTGCATGATGTAATTCTAAAGGGCAATCTTACCCAGGCGGCAACGGATAACCAAATTGAAGCGCTCTATATTGGTGATGAGTTATTCAACAAGGCAGCCGTATTGCGTGCCGAGCTCGTTACCAGCGGCTGGCTCGAGGAGCGACGGGGTAACACACAAGCTGAAGAGCTGGCAGCGGCAACGCCTAAGATTGCACCACAGGCTGATGTACCATTTGACGAGGAAGCCATATTCTAACGGATAACGCGCGGGCAGGTTAGCACTGTGCTAGCCTGCCCTTATTGTTTGGGGTAACAATGGACAGTACAGCAGCACAGGTATTAGCAGCGTTGAAGCTCGAGCCAAACGAGGCAGGGCAATATCGTATTAATTCACCATTTAGACCAGGCAGCGACAGCAGCGGGTTTAGCCTGCATATCACTGATGGGGAGCACGGCACCTGGCACGATCACGTTACGCAAGAATCAGGCAGCTTGTACGAGCTTATTAAACGCTGCCCAGAATGGGGCATAGAGCCCTTGAGAGCGACGGTAGATAGCAGCAAGCGTGTTTATACAGACCATATCGATTACGCCTTGCAAAAAGGCGTTGTATGGGCTGTGTTTGCAGAGGCTGGGTTTAAGCCTGTACGGCATATTCGTAGACCTGCATTAGCCATTAGCACACAGAACGGCACGCGGTATAGATACCTGGATTACCAGGGAGGCGAAACATACACCAATGAAAAGGGATTTAGCGCGTGTTGGTACAAACTGCCAGAAGCCGTAAAAATGGCACGTGCTACAAAATTGCCGCTTGTATACTGCAACGGCGAAGCCAGCACGGTAGTTGCACAGCATTTTGGTATACCTGCAATTACCCTGGCAGGAGGCGGGGAGCGAGCACCAACAGCAAGCCATTTGGCAGAATTGGCGCGTATTTGGTCGGGCTCGATTATCATTGCACTGGATTGCGATAAAGCAGGCAGGGCAGCGACAGCCAAGGCAACCAAGGCGCTGCAAGACGCGCGGATAAGCTGTTACGCGGTAGATATGCAGCTCGGCAGTGGTGGTGATCTGGCAGACTGGGCAAAACTGTACGAAGCCGAATCTATGCAACGGCTGGCACAACTCGAGCCGCAATTATTTAGCGCAACCAATGAATTGTCATTTGAGCTTATTAGTGCTGAAGACCTCGACAAAAAACGGTTTGAAGCTCTTACCTGGATTGTCGAGGAACTTACCCCAGAAGGGTGTTTTATCTTGGCAGGCAAACCCAAAGCGCGGAAATCTTGGGTAGGCACGCACATTGCGCGCGCGGTCGCTCGAGGTGATGCAGTATTCGGCAAATACAAATCTACCCAGGGAAGGGTATTGTATTTGGATTTAGAATCCAATGAACGTCGTATGCAATCCCGATTGCGCCAAATGGAAGGCACGGACAGCAAGGGCACCCCAGAAGGGCAGCC